CATTATCACCAAAGCTAATGTCATGGCTGTTAGTCGCTAAGTCCTGAGCAAGGCTGTAAGGAGCAGTTACGTTGTTGTAGTTAGTAGAGTATACCCATGAAGAACCATTGTATACATACAGACCTACAGTGTTACTACCTGCACCTGTGTCATAGTAGAATGCACCAGTCTGTAAAGCATTACCCTGTACGTCAGCAGTAGGTGGTGCTGAGTATGAACCTAAGTAAGTTGCATAAAAGCTACTCCAAGCATTTTCGGCATTGCTTGCGTCTGTAGCTGACGTAGCGGCTGAGGAGGCACTAACACTTGCTTCAGATGCTTTAGTAGTAGCTGTAGTAGCAGAACCACTAGCGGCTGTAGCACTAGAGGCGGCTTCTGATGCCTTTGTAGTAGCTGTTGTAGCACTAGTAGCGGCACTGGTTGCGCTAGTAGATGCTTCAGTAGCTTTAGTGGTTGCAGTAGTGGCTGACCCTGCGGCTTCAGTAGCCTTAGTGGTAGCTGTGGTTGCACTGTTGCTTGCCGCTGTAGCACTATTAGATGCTTCAGTAGCTTTAGTAGATGCTGTGGTTGCTGATGCACCTGCCGCTGATGCACTGTTGGCGGCTTGAGATGCACTAGCGGATGCGTTAGCCGCGTTAGTGTCGGCATTCTGTACGTCTGTAATGTTGTCCGCAACAGTAGTTACTTTAGCGGAAATACCTGCAACAGTATCTACTTCTGAGTTAATACCTGCTACAGTTGTAACGTCACCAATGTTATTAGCCACAGCACCGATGTCACTAGCGTCTGCAATAACAGTGTCCATCTTAGACTCAAGACCTGCTACTGTAGTTACGTCACTAGAGATACCTGCTACTGTATTTACATTGGAAATGTTTGAAGATACTGTACCAATGTCAGTACCATCTGCCGCAACTGTGTTGATGTTAGATGCGTTACTGTGTACTGCGTTGACATTAGCAATATTATCACCTACGTTGTTTACGTTGGTAATATTAGTAGCAACTGTACCGATGTCCGAAGCATCTGCGGCTACAGTTGTTACGTTGGAAGATATACCTGCTACGGTTGTAACATCAGTCTTAATAGTGTCTACGTTCTGTATTTCAGTTCTGATGTTATTTACATTCTGTACTTCAGTAGAAATACCTGCTACGGTCTGTACTGAAGAGTTGTTCGCTGTGTTAGCGTGAGTTTGTGCTGTGTCTCTAGCTGATTCAGCGGCAGTCTGTGCGGTTTCTGCGCCAGTCTTTGCTGTGTTAGCTTCTGTAGCTTTAGTGCTTGCTGTGGTTGCCGATGCGTTTGCTTCAGTAGCTTTTGTAGACGCAGTAGTAGCTGAGGCACTAGCCTCTGATGCTTTAGTAGTTGCTGTCGTAGCTGATGTTGCGGCTTCACCTGCTTTAGTAGTGGCAATACCCGCTTGTTCTGTTACGGCACTAACAATGGAATCATCCGTTGAGTTACCTGAGCCACCTGTTCCTCTAAATATAGCCATGATATTTCCTATTGTTGTGTTAAAAAAGAAAAGGGAAAGGGACTCCCGAATGGAAGCCCCTTAGGGTGTTGCTATTAGCCATTAACCATTACGTTAAAGCCCGCGTCTTCACGAAGAACAGCAGTACCATACAAAGTGTCAGCAGTGTATAGAGTAGCAAGGAAGTCTTGCTTGTACTGAGTTTGTGAACGAACGCCTAGTTGCTCTGCAAGAACCATAGTGTCTTTGTGGAACAACATACCTTGTTTAACGTCACCACCTGCGCTGTTAGCCGCGGCAGTTTCAATGATAGGACAGTTAGAAGAAACAAAGATGTCAATACCGTACAAGTTACCGATTTGACCGTTGTTTACAACACGACCATCTACGAAGTCACTTGAAGAGTAGCGGTCAATGCCCATGATTTCGTTACGAACTGATGGTGGAACTACCAAGCAACGACCATCCATAGGAATGTCAGCGTCATCCATTTTTTGAATCAAATCACGGAATCCGTTGTCGTTGAATAAGTCACCTGCGGCTACAGCGTCAGCGGCATACGCCTCAAGACCAGTAGTACCGTTGAACTGATAAGAGTTAGTACCAACATAAGTAGTGTCATTAACATTTGTAAAGCCTTTACCAAGAGCAAACAAGTCGCTATCTACTTGTTTAGCTAGAGCGTAACCTGCGTCACCAGTGTAGAACTGACGAAGAGAAGCAAGTGCTTGAGTCTCAGTGATGTCTTCAATTAGACGCGAGTACTCAAAGTGCTTGTCAATAGTTACTTGTACTTCGCCTTCGCTAGCGTTCTGTACAGTAACTGCAACGCCTTCTGCTTTAGCGTGTGCATCACCACGAACAGGCTTAGGAATGTGAAGAGTATCACCTTTCTTGCCAGTCATAGATAGTTTCTTGACTAGGTTAGCTAGTACAAGGTTCTTTTGATAAGCGGCAATAACCTCATCACTCCAGATTTCTGGGATGAAAGTAGCCGCGCTAGTGTTGTCTACGAAACCGCCATTTGCGGGATAAGTTGAATCAGTCATTTTAAATTCTCCAAAATAATATTAGTTTCGTACCCTCCCTTCTGCATACGCTTGCATAATCTCATTTGACAATGCTTGGTATCTGTCTGGGTCAGTACGCATTAGTTTAATAATGTCTGCGCGTCTATAAACCTTTTTAGCTGACTGTTCACCACTACCACGAGCATTACCTGTAGATGCGGATTTAACAGCACGTTTCCTTTCGTTTTTCTCGTTGACAGCGGTTTGCTTAACTACCTGTTGACGTTCCTTCCATAAAGAGAACAGTTCATCAGCGGCTTCATAATCATACTGCTTGTCAGCTTGAACGAATAGCTGTTGACGAATCTTTGAATCCTTAATCCAGTTTACAAACTTCTCATCCTGCAAAATGTCCGACATATCGGGGTGTTTACTTTGCAGTTTGTTCATCGCTGTAGACTGACGATACTGGTTGCTGATTTGTTCAGCTTCCTTAATCTTAGGATGATTCTCAATAGCTTTAGCAACCGAACCATGAGGGTCGCTAAAAAAGTCTAATTCTTCGTCAGAATTTGTTACTTGTGTTTCTTGGTCGGAGAGTTGTGTCTGTATGTAGTCATCGACAACCTTTCGTAACTCACCTACTTCAGAACTTTGCTTACCTAAAAGTTTCTCAGCCTCTTGGTGCATCCTTACAATCTCGGCTGTGGACTTCCCTTGATACTTCTCAGGTACTTCTGTTTCAGTTTGTTCTACTTGAGTTCCCTCGTCTTCTTGAGGCTCTTGTTCAGTTACTTCTTGTTCTAAAGTGTCTTCTACTACGTCCTCTGGACGCTCTTCTAATAGTCTTGCCATCATTAAACTCCGTGACTTAATCATTATGGAGGTGTATTTAATGTAAGGGTTCTGATGTACGAGTTGTCCTTACCGTTATAATGTTATACCATGTTTCCGTTCATGTTTGATTTGTGACTCTCTTTGTTTAGACCATCTACGGACTTCCTTCCAAGAGTTCTTCTCACGATTTACTTTAACAGGTGTAACGATTTTTCTAGCTTTAAGTTGACAATCAGGACAGTCTATCTCATTAGTTTCTGAATCTACAAACTTTTCGTTAGTATGTCCGTTGTCACAGCGGAAGTCAAACAGTGCTCTCACGAGTCTAGTTCTACTTCTGGTTCTTCATTTTGCTGTTGTTTAGCTGTTTCTATCTGTGCTTCAAGATTCAGCATATTAGCCATGACTGCAAGTTGTCCCTTACGATAGTAAAGGTCTTTGTCGTCTTGACAGGCTTCTACTGAGTTGACGTTCAATGCACTTCCTCTTAGGTCTTCCGTTAAGTTCTTCCAACCATCTGAACGGAACATTTCCTCAAAGGAACGATAGTACTTCTCAAGTTCTATATCTGTCATAAACTGTTTCTCCTTAATGGACAGTCTTTATTGTTAATTTAAATAATATACTTAATGTATACTATAGGAATATTATACCACATTTAGTCACAAAAGTCAAGAACTATTTTCTATGTCTTGGTGTTTTCTTTGGCTTCTTTTTAGTTTTAGTTGTCGTTTTTTTCTTAGGTTTTGCTTTACCATATCCACTTGAATAATTCATAGCTTTTTCCTTTGCAGTTTTTGATAACTCATCTAAATGAAAAAGTTTCTTAGATGTAGCACCATGTGTTTTACCTGAATGTACTTCACCGTTAGGCATCTTATGTGTACCGCCTGTATGCTTAGTACCGTCTCTAAAAAAATGAGGAACACCTTTAGCCATATCAGTTACCCTATTACCATTTGACTTTATCAGCCCAGTATGCGGCTGACATTTTACCTTTAGCTATGTTCTTACCGTGTCTAGCTTTAAAGGACTTTCGTTTAGCTTTCATCTTAGCGGATTCACCTGACTTAGGCTTACCCGCTGTGCTTGCTCCCTGCTCACCGAAACGTATGGTCTTAATCTTGTCACCTTCTTTAGCCACAACTACGTGAGACTTAGTAGGGTGGCTAGGTGTACGCTTTGGTTTGTTAAAGCCAGAGACTCCTGCTCTAGCTAGTCTTGGGTCTTTTTTTGCGGGCATTAGGCTTCTCCTTGAGGGATTCCTTGAGGTCTTGGACCTTGACTTCCAATTCCGCTAGTCTCTTCAGAGTTTCTGAGAAGGCTTGGTTGACCTGCTCCATTGCTTCGTTGAATTGACGCTGTGTTATCATTGCCTTTACCTTTTTCTTTGACAGCTACTTCACGTTCCTTCAGTAACTGCTCTGATATTTTAAGACGCTTCTGGAACTCTTTGTCATCAGCATCTCCTTGTTTAAGATTAGCCGTAACTGCCTTGATACGGTCAATCTCAAGTTCCTGTGGTACAGCCTGAGCCTCTGTAGTAAGTTTTTGCGCTCTAGCCTGTGACTCAACAGCCTGACCTTGTAGTGCCGCAGTCTGTGACTTCTGGAACTCAATCTGTGCTTGTTGAGCCGCCATAGCCATTTGCTGTGCTTCTGGGTTAGGCTGATTATCTTGTTGTAGAGCCGCTACTAGTTCCTCACGGTTAGCCAAGTTCATGTTATCAACGATTGACATAATCAACTGTGAGTACATCGGGCTATCTGGCTTCATAGTCTGTAGTAGCTGTACAAGCTGTGTAACCTCATACTCACGGGCAATGATACCTAGACTGCTAGAAGTATGGAACTTGTAGTCCGCAACAGGATAACGCTCAGGGTTAAACTGCATATAACGATGTGCGGCTTTAGTTACGAATGGAATAAGGAATGATTCTTGGAAGTTAATTAGGGTACGCTTGTGACGCTTAATGATAGCACCGAGGCTCATAGAGATACCTGCGGCAGTAGCTTCACCGTTGATAGAACCAGAGATACCCGCAGAGTCAATAGCACCTGTAGCTGTCTGTACCATCTTCTGTAGTTCATTAGCTTGTGCAAACGTAACCTGACTAACATTACCAAAGTTAAGAGGCTGTAGGACTTCTCTAGGGTTGCCGTTGGTTAGGATAGTCTTACCCGCACGTACTTCTGGTTTAGCACCTCTAGGCATACGTGTAGCGTCCATAGCCATCATTGGGTGTATGGTCAATGCAAGAGCATCAATTCTGGCTCGTATTTCAGCGTCTAACGCCTTTTGTGAGTTATACCCTTTCTCACATACCCCTCTGCCCCAGAAACGGCTAGGAACGACATCCCACGGGAATGTAACGACAGGTCTGTCACCCATCATGTATGGATTAGCTTCAGCCTTTAGTAGAGTACCATCATTAGCAATAACAACGATAGCTTCTACGTAATAAGAATTATCCTCTTCATCAGCGACTAGTTCTTCTACTTCTTCTTCATTTTCTTCTTCTTCTGCTTGTGCCGCTTTTAATAAATGACGAGGTACTAATCCGTAGTATTTAGTCAATCGTACTTTATCGTCCTCAAACACCGCTAAATCTTTATCTGGTTCAATGTCAAAGTCAGGAGCGGCTAGACCGACAACAACGTCACGGTAGACACCCTGCTCTTGTAATTGTTCCACTAGGTGCATAGGTACAAACTCATCTACTGCACAGCCCAGTGCTTCCTCTACTGATGTAGCGAGTGGGTCGATGAGGAAGTTCTGTGGCATTACTGGTCGTAGTTTAACACAGGTCTTGTCTACGATGTTTACACCCACTGCCATTAAGTCTCCACCCATTACAGGTTGAGTAGCAGGTTGAAACTCTTTTTCTTCTTCTAGTACTACCTCAGCAATACCTGTACCAAATACAGCCGCATTAATAAGGCACTCAGCTACGCTCTTACGTACTTTATTCTTTTTAAAGTCTTTGTATAGGGTTTCACGTAGAAGGGCTATATCACGCTTCTCGTTGTCCGCTACGTCATCCTCAATGTCAAACCACTTACCACGACCGAAGGTTGCTTCCTCTAGTTCCGCAACGGATGACTCAACTGCTTGTTGTAGCGCAGGAGAGATAATCTTGGAGCGTTCGGACTGTCTGGTCTTGTCCTCTGCCGCCCACTGTCCACGCCAAAGGCGGTAGTACTCATCAAACTTCTCTGCGTAGTTGGATTCAAAGTGATTACGCCAACCTTGACATTTATCAACGACCCATCCTTCAAGGTCCTGTTCCAACGTAAACTCTTCTCTATCTTCTAGTAACATATTAGTACCCTGTGTATGCGTCTAAAAATTCAAATTCTTCCTCTACATAATCTGATGTGTAGGCTATGTTAGCCAGTTGGTCGATGTACGCCAACGAATCAATCAAGTCATCATGTACAAGCTGATTAGGGAACTGAAACAACTCATCTAAGAATGTAGCGTTCCATTCACCTTTGTTAAGTGTTATCTTACCGTGTTCAAACCTACCTTGTAAAGCCCAGACAATCCTGTCCGTTTTCTTCTTGTTACCGTGTGTCAACTCATCTATTCTAAAGAATCTATTGTTGGACTTCATTAGGTCCGAGATGTACGGAAGTACTGCGTTCTTTAACGCCCCTTTCTCAATCCCGACAGCCACTGGACGATAGTCTCGTACAGCTTCAAAGATTTTTCTCGCAGTGGCTTCCACACCCCATCGACCATAAATGATGTCAGCGACCCACCAACCTTCTTCATTCGCTTTAACAACCGAGATGGCAGTTTGGTCAAGGCGTTTAGTCTTTGTCGTAGCTTTAGCCACATCAGCAAATCCTGCCAAGTCGACTGCAATATAGTAGCTACCTGCTTGAGGTTCTTCCTCACTAAATTTAACGTACTCTTCTTTGAATAACTCACTACCCTGCGCCTCAAATGATGCCATAAACTCCTGTCGGAAACTGAATGCTGACATAGAGTTCTTAGCCGCTTCAATCTCTTCAGGGTCTAGCAGTGGATTATCGTAGCTTGTAAAGTGATAACCTGCAAATGTTTTATCTTCACCGACACAAGCATACGTATATAAATCATAAAAGTGATTACGTCCCATTGGCGTACCAATGAACAACGCATCACCCTTTTGGTCAGCCAGTGCAGGACGTAGGATTTGTTCCCAGACCTCTGGCTTCATGTCAGCGTACTCATCCATAACTAGGAACTTAAGACTGACACCACGCATGGTTTCTGGTCTGTCCGCACCTTTGAGTGCTATGGTTGCACCGTTGACTAGCTTTATCTGTAAATTATTAACATGACTAGAGGCTATGACGGGGTTGCCTATCTCCATCAAGACTTGCCACATAATGTCCCTAGCCTGACCCTGAGTAGGGGCTACATAAAACACATGACCCTTCTCAGTTTGTAAAGCCCTGATGATTAACATCCAAGCGGCTAGACGGGACTTGCCTGTACGTCTACCCGCGGCTATAACCTTGAATCTAGTCTCATCTTCAAATACTTCTTGTTGCCACGGTAGTAACGAAACATTAAGTTCCGTCATTTAGTAAGTCCACATTACAAAAGGGGTTGTATCGTCAGGATTGCGGATGTCAACATGGACAAAACTACGAGCAACTCCAATTCCCGTGAAACCCAGTTTGATAGCCTCCTCAACGATTTTAAAACGCTGTAAACCGTTGTTAACTTTAATGTCTGCGGCAATACCTTGTGCATGAGTTCCTGATTTAGTTTTCTTAGCTTCAATGGGGTGTGTTGCGTCTCTATATCCTGATGTGATTATGAATGGGAAACCACAAGCCTCTCTGAGTTTATCTAACTTATCAATCAACTCAGAACTTATTTCATTGTTGCCCGTATATTGACAGGCAAACTCTTTACGATTAAAATACTTAGCCATCTTTAATCCAGTGCGTTAATGAATGTTTTAGCGGCTTTTGCTCTTGCCTCTTTGCTGACATCATTAGCTAATAATCCTTTACTAGCCCCTCCTGCTTTTGACCTAGCTATTGCAAACATATCTGCTTGTTTATATGCTCCTTGAGGGAATCTAGGGAACATAACATTATTTTCTTTTTCGTATTGTTTAGCTATTTCAAATACTTTGTCTTGATTTTCAACCAATGTTGGATTACCTTCTTCGTCCCACCAGATTGAAGGAACAACCCACACACCACCATCGGGGGAATCTAATGTAACTAAATACTCAGTGGAAGGACCACCTAAACCCACATCTTGTGGTTTATGTTTATTATAATCAAACGGTTCTAGTTTTTTAGCCATCTATGATTTCTCCATCGTCAATAGCTTCATTGTTTGACACCACCGTGGTCTCTGCTCCACCAACCCCAGTAATGTTTATCTGTATTGCTGACTTCCCTGCACCCTTAACGACATCATTCTCAAATACCGCTGTAGGTAATATCCTATCCATAACTAACTTCCATGCCGCGGCTTGATTCTTATGGTCATCGTTAAGTGCCGCATCGAATATTGATTCTAATACTTTACGAGACTTAGGGGATGACAACATCCTACCTTTGTACTCGTTGATGATAGCGGCATCACCCTTCGGGCGACCCCTTGACAAACCAGTAGAACCTTTCTTTCTTGACACCATCTCTGACTTCGGTGGTCTGCCCCTCCTTTTTGGAGGATTTTCTTTAGTAGCCAATGGACTCTCCTTAAGTTATCTTAAGTATCCTTAGGACGCTTTAGTATTTAACATTAATGATTAATCTTTAAAGTAAATAACTAAACACTACTTAAGTATACTTAAGGCTCTAAACAATGTCTTTATTATATCCATATTATAGCATACTTTAGATTAAATGTCAAGGTATTTCTTTAGTTAATTTAGACCCGCGATTGGAGCATTTAGTTCCGCACTTAAGTGACCTTTTTTATTATATTGGTCATACATATCCCCGCCTTAAGAATACATAAGGAAAACAAACACTTAGGGTATGACTTTTGGTTATGACCCTTTATCGAATATTGGCTTTTTTTGTATACGGGTGGATACCGTAACAATCTCAAGACACCCACGCGCCCCCCCGCCCCTCCTTTAGCACAGCCTCAGGTAAAACACAAGGCTTAAACGTGACTGGTATCCTTGAGGCGGTCACAAGGAAGCTGGACGGGTAAGCGTGAGTATGCTAGCGGATACCTATAGCCAACAAAAGCACTACCATAGAACAACACCAGTAATCCAATACTATTTGGTTATATTGTCATGCTTATGTTATGCATTTAAGTTATATAGTCCTACAAGCTAATATAATGCGTTCTAAGCGGGGTTATGGTCAGGCTATATAATGGCATAGGTTATAGGCTTAATCGCGGGGATTCTCTGAAACCCTTGCTATCACTGGGCTACAGCCTAGCTAGTCAATGGCTGGCATAGGTTATAACATTTAGTTATGACAATCTAATTCTATATGCAAAAAAGTTATTGGTAATCTGCTTGTACTTATATATAATGCAATGCATAACTTAATTAACTATATAGGTATATACACATGAAAAAAGCTTACTTACATAACATTAAATATGCTATCAATAAAGGCTTTCGCTTGGTTATTCGTGATGGTGAAGATGGTGAATTATTGACTAAGACCTACGGCTACAAGGAAGCTAAGGAAGCTATTGAGTCAGTAGATTTTACTTACATTAAATGGCAAAGACCTACCACGGAAGCGGAGCAGGAAGATACAGGTCATCTATTCAAAACCTTAGCAGTCTTTGCGGTGATATTAGAATACGACCAAGAGCCTCAAGAAACTATCAGCGACTATGGCGTTAATGAATATAGTGAAGCATGGTCTGATGCGTATGATAAGGAATGCTATCAGTCAGCAGAGCAACGCTTGCCGATTAGACTATAAGTAAATATATATAGCCTATTGACTAAACCAGTAGGCTTCATTATATTTATTTAAACATTAACTT